CTGGTCGGCAGCACGGTCTGCTCGGACAGGCCGGGCAGCATTCGCACCAAAGATTCGATGTCGCCAGGCGCGCCGAGCACGCCAGAGGCGATGCCACGCAGCAGCGCCAGCGGTGCGTCGGCCGAGGCGGCGCGGTCGTTGAGAGCAGCACGGCGGCGGCCAGCGGAGCGGTAGCCGATGTACGGCTGGTTCAGATCATCGGCCACAACTGCACTCCTTGATGTGGTTTAAAGGACTGTGGACTGCGCCGCCTTGGGCTTTACGAATCCATGGAATGCCTGGCTGCTGCTGTTTCGACGATCGCTCAGTCAGCGCGTTGATCAAGTCCTCAAGCTCTTGCTGAGACTGAGCGCGTTTTGCCATCTCAATACCAAGCGCGTTGTTGTGCAGATCCTGCTGATAGTCCGAAGGCATCTCGCCTCGGCCAATCATCATCATCAACGCGCGTAATGGAGATTCGGCGTATTCATGGGCTTTGCCGGCCAGCTCGGCAACGGTCGGCCCGTACTTTCTGGCCATCGTGCCAGCGGCCAACATGTGGCGGGCAGCATCTTGCTGATCATCCTGGCCAAGCTGACCCGGGTACATCTCGCGGGCGATCGCACGCGCGTAGGGCGAGACGGAAAAAATGGACGGGGCGTCAGACGGCATAAGGATTCACTTTCGATTCACGACGATGGGGCCGATCTTCGTCAACGTCGCGTGCCCGTGGCAGTTCGAACCACCCGTCGTTCTTGAGGTAGATGACCGCCTGGGTCATCGTATCGACGTAATCGTCGTGCTCAGCGACAGGGAACTTTGCCACCTGGTTCAGGAACGACTGGGCCCAGCTCACAGGCTGGCTAGGATTCTTTGCAGACTCCGGAATCCACAGCAGTCCAAGCTCCAACGTCGGCGCGGTCTGGTGCGCCCTCGACACCTTGTCCGCGTTTCCGGGATTGTAGCCAACGGCTGGAACTTTGGCCAACCGCAAGTCCTGCAGCAGAGACTGGCCCGACGCCTTGGACTCCACCAGGATCCTGTCCGGCTTGCGCCCCTTGGTTGGCATACCCGCCTTGGCCGAGCTATCGGCGCCGTACTCCGATTTCCAGTCCTTGATCACCCGGGCACGCAGGTCGGGGTAGCCGAGGTGTTCGTCCCAGGCGTCCAGCAACATGGCGTTGCGCTGGCCCCGGTGTGTGAACACGCCCCAAACCGTGCAGGCGGTTGGGTCGCCCGTGGTCCGCTCGGTGAAGGCGCAGTCGTAGCTCTGCAGGATGTACTCAAAGGGCGGCAGGCGCTGTGCCATGGGCCAGAGCTGAAAGTGCTTTGTGGCCAAGATGCCTCCCTCGGCGGGCGACGGGTCCTGCTGAAGTTGGCCCGAGGCGCCGTATGTGCCAAGCAACTGCTTGAGCTTCGTGATCTCGGCCTCGCCAAAACGCGCCGGGCAAATCAGTTCGTTTTTTTCTTGGCGAGGATCGTAGGGCCCAAGCACCGTGCGCCTAGCCTTGCCGTCCCACTCGGCCGGGATGCAGATGTGCTCCCACCCCTTGATGTCGTTGATGATGTGCCCGCTGATGTCCTTCTCGTGCAGGCGCTGCATCACGGTGACCATGGCGTCGGTCTTGGGGTTGTTCAGTCGCGTGGACCAGACCATGTCGAACCACTCCAGCGCCGTCTCGCGCATGGTATCTGACTGCGCGTCCTGGGCGCCGTGCGGGTCGTCGAGGATCAGGCGCGAGCCGCCCTCACCGGTGGCGGTGCCGCCAACCGAGGTGGCCAGGCGGTAACCGGTCTTGTTGTTCTCAAAACGCTGCTTGGCGTTCTGATCGCCCGAAAGTTGGAACATGTGCCCCCAGCGCTCCTGGTACCAAGGCGACTGAATCAGGCGACGGGCTTTCAGGTTGTCCCGAATCGACAACGTGCCCGAGTAAGACGCGGCGAGGAACTTCTGTTCAGGCGAGGTCAGCCACTCCCAGGCGCACCAAGCCACCGAGACGATGGTGGACTTGGAGTGGCGCGGCGGAATGTTGATCAGCAGCCGCGTGATCTCGCCGGAACTCACGGCCTCCAGGTGCTCGCAGATCAGCTCGATGTGCCAGCTTGGCACGAACGGCACACCGGGCTCCATCACGTGCCAAGCCTGCTGCACGAACTCGTAGAGCGAGGCGCTGGCGCGGCGGCGGCCCTGCTCTTTTTCGATCAGGTCCAGCACAACAGCGGGGGAAAGAGGAGCGTTCATTGAACGAATATCTCTCCGCGTTCAAGCCGATCGCGTTGGTCCATGGCGTTGTGCAGCATCACACGCTCATCGATCTCATCTGGCTGCGGATTGCACCAACACGCGCACGAAGATTCGTGCTCGCGCCAGTCGTTGATCGGCACTATGTGCCAGCGCTCGACCTCATCGGCGTGGTAGAACGCTGAGGCCGTCATTAGGCGTTGATCGCTTCGTGAAGCAAGCGAACGGCATCAAGCTGCGCGGAAACGATTTTTGCGTCAGCGTGACCCGTCTCGGCCAGCGCCATGCCTTGCGCGGTGCACTGATCGCCAAAAGCGTCCAAAAGCGCCATGATTCTGGCGCGTTCGTAGGCGATCATGGCATCGCCGTGCTGCATAACCAGGTCCTCGGGGTACAGAGCCTGAAAGCGGCCATCGTGATCCAGCAGCACCTCCAGCGGTGACTCAGGAAGGGTGGGTTTTTGTGGTGTCATTCTTCGGATCCTTTGGCTTTGGTCATGAGGGCCTGCATCTGCGCCAGCTCGGCGTCGCTTAGGCCTTTGAAGTCCACGTTGGCAACGGAGATCGGGGCACCATCCTTGCCGGTGTGTTCGTTTTTCACGGTCTCGGACCACTTCATTTGGGTTTTCGACCACCAGATCATGGCCGTGGTATCGCCCGAAGTCGCCTTCTGAAAAAGCGTGCGGCCGACCTGGCTGTTGGCCTTGGCCTTTCCGCTGATCAGCTCGTCCTTGAAGTGGGCGGTCAGGGTGTCAACGCTGATGCCCTTGCGCACCAGCACGGCGATCTGGTCCAACGGCAGGCCGTAGCCGGACAAAGCCTCCACCTGCTTGCGCTCTGTTTCCAGGGGCTCAAAGGCGGGTCGGCCAGCGCCTTCACGGGCTCCGCCGTGGCCAATACTGTTTTTTTGAACAGGTTTTTCAAGTTTCGGTTTGCGCGTCGCCATTTTTTGCCCCAGATTTCTTGGTCTTGTCGGCATTGCCGATTTCGCTGCCGATTAGCGAATTTGGGCTGCGTTCGCCCATTACCTCCGTGAAAGACCGACCATCGGATTCGAGGTGTGCATGTTTCCCGGAAAACGCCTGCCACCTAGTGACGATCACGTCGCAGTATTTTGGATCAAGTTCCATCAACCGCGCAACCCGGCCGTTCTTTTCTGCGGCGATCAGCGTGGTGCCGGAGCCGCCAAACGAGTCCAAGACGACGTCACCGCCCTTGGTGTTGTTGAGCAGTTGGTACTCGAACAGGGCCACGGGCTTCATGGTCGGGTGCTCGCCGTTGCGGCTGGGCTTGTCGAACTCCAGGATCGTGGTCTGCTTGCGGTCGCTGGCCCACAGGTGTCCGGCGCCTTCCTTCCAACCGTAGAGGCAGGGCTCGTGCTGCCACTGGTAGTCCTGGCGGCCGAGCACCAGGCTGGACTTCTTCCAGATGAGGCACTGGCGCACGGTCCAGCCCGCATCCTTGGCCGCGCCTCGGAAGTTGTAGCCCTCGCTGTCGGCGTGCCAGATGTAGAAAACCGCACCGGCCTTCATGACCGCATCGGCGGCGGTGTAGGCGTCGCGCAGGAACTGGCGGAACTGATCGTCGCCCATCGAGTCGTTTTTGATGGTCAGCTTTTCCTTGGTGCCGCCCTCGTAGGCCACGTTGTAGGGCGGGTCGGTCAGCCACATATCCACAGGTTGTCCAGCGCACAAGCGTTCGAGGTCGTCAATGCTGGTGGAGTCACCGCAAAGCAGCCGGTGCTTGCCCATGACCCATACGTCTCCTGGAGCGGAAACGGGGTTTGCGGGCACTTCTGGCGCGTCGTCGGGGTCGGTTAGGCCATCGGGTAGTTCTTCGGGCATCAGGGCGTCAATTTCGTCCTGGCTGAAACCGGTGAGCTCGATGTCGAAGCCTTGGTCCATGAGGTCCTTGAACTCCAGGGCGAGCATCTCGTTGTCCCAGCCGGCGTTGAGGGCGAGCTTGTTGTCGGCCACGATGTAGGCGCGTTTCTTGGCGTCGGACCATCCGGTGGCCACCATGACCGGGACCTGGGTCATTCGAAGGCGCTGTGCGGCCAACGTGCGGCCGTGTCCGGCAATGATGCCGCCTTGCTCGTCGACCAGGATGGGCGTGGTCCAACCCCATTCCTTGATCGATGCTGCCAGCTGCCCGATCTGTTCGTCCGAGTGGGTGCGACTGTTGCGCGCGTAGGGCGTGAGGCGCTCGATTGGCCAGTGTTCAATTTTGTCGGCTGGATTACCGGTGAGGATTTCTACGGTAATTTTAGCTTCTGTTTTAGCCTGCTGTTTTTTCATGCGTGCTCCGGTTTGGGTAGGTTGTGAATTATGCAACGGTTGAGCGTGGCACAGGTGGCACGGGTTGCACGGGATAAAAGCAGACATTTTCGCCGTGTTCTTCTTTGCGTGTGTGTGTGCGTGTGTGCATGTGAATATAGGCGTTTTATCTTGTGCCAACCTGTGCAGATGTTAAAAAGTCTTTGTATATCAATGGGTTAGGTCGTTTTTTAGATTTTGTGCCAAGCGGTTTTATTCGGTGCCGGCACGGGTTGAGGTTGTGCCAAATACGCCGGTCAGAATGGTTCCGCATCGTTCTCCCAGTCGTGACGCAGGCGAATTCCTGAGTAAAGGTTCAATCGTGTGCCAGAAGCGTCCGTGGCACCGGATGCTGAGCCGTCCGAAGTTGTGCCAGAAACGCGCGGTTGGCTGCGCTTGACGCCCGGGAAAGCGGCCGAAAGCTGCCGGCCAAAGGACACCTTGGTGCCGGCGTGATCGCGGCCTTGGGCCTCGCACCACTTCTTCCAGGCCTTGAAAAGCTCGTCGCGGTCGACCTGGACGACGTCGTTGACCACGCACATCTCGTCCACAAAGGCGCGAATCGGGCTGGTCTGATCGACCAGGTCGGAGGCCAGCTCGTCGGCCGAGGTGGGGCGTTGGAAGTAGCCGCGCTGGTTCAGCCGGGCCAGGCCCTCGAGGGCCCACAGGACGATGCCGGGCAGCTCCTTGAGCAGGCGGGCGGTGAGGCCGTGGTCCTCCTTGCCCAGGAAGCTCGTGTTGAACTTGAAGGGCAAAAACCGGTTGGCCAGGGCGGCCGAGGCGTCCGAGAAAGCGGGCAGCTCGTTGGAGGCCAAAACGAAGCGGATGGCCATCTTGCCGGACCAGGCGGTCATGTTCTTGCGGTCGATCGTAATCGTGTCCTCGCCCGAGATCCGCAGCAAGTTTTCCACAATCGGTTGTTGGTCGGCGCGGCCGGAGAGGCGGGCGTCCGAAATCATGGCCAGGCGCTTGCCGATCAGGGGCTGCAGGCCGAACTGCGTGCCCAAGGACGCCAGGCTGGGGCTGACCCGGTTGGCGTATCCAACCATGGCCTCCAGGATGCGCAAGATCGTACCTTTTCCACAGCGAGGAGGGCCGATAAACATGAACATTTTTTGCTGGCTGGTGTCGTCGGTCAGCAGGTAGCCGAACATCTCTGCCAGGGTACTGATGGACTCGGGGTCGTTTGGCCAGAGGCTGTGCAGGAACTTGAGCCACTCGGTCGGCTCGGAGGCGTTCGGGTCGTAGTCGAAGTCCAGGGAGGACACGCAAAACAGCCGGTCCGTCGAGGGCCTGATGGTGCGGGTCGGGTGATGCAGGAAGCCGTTTTGAAAGGCCACGATCTCGTGCGCGGGGAAGTCCCCCTGCTGCTGCTCGATCAAGACCTGGGGCTCGGGCAGATCGGCGTAGCAGACCGCGCGCAGGGCGTGGGCCACGTCGTTGACCGTGCTGGTTTTCGGGTTGAACGCCACCGTCTCGCTGTCGCCCGTCTTGGGGTTGACCTTGAGCGTGGTGCACTTGGCCATGAAGTGATAGAGGCGCTGGTCGATGTAGACCCGGTCCCGGGTGACGTAGCGCGTGGCGTCCCAGCTGTAGAACTCGCCGCGCCAGTGCAGGATGCGCCCAGCCTCGGGCAGGGTGTTGTGGAACAGGGTGGCGGTTTTCATCGGTGAGGATGAAAAAATCATCGGCTGATCGTGGCTGTCCGGAGGGATGTCGTCCGGACCGTGGTCGGGAGAAGGTGGGTGGCCGCCGCCGGAATACGGTTCCTCGAATATGGGGGCACCACCGTCGGAATGTGGGGGCGAATATGGGGGCTCGTCCCAAGGGGCGCCATCGGTGGCGTCATCGTCTGGCGTCGAGTCGGGCGGCGGTGGCTCATCCGGTGAGCCCGCCTTCATGAAACAGTCCTCGACAGCGGCCAAGCCTTCGGTTATGTGCAGGTCGTTGAAGTCGGTGCCGGTACCGCGTTCGCCGGACCATGTGGGAATGGCCACCAGGGCGCTGACCTCCCGAGCGGCCTTGCGGGCGTCGGTGACTCCGGGATTACCCTTGGTCTGAAAGTCGTCGTCGGCCGCGATCACGATGTGGGCGCCGGGCATGGCCGCGCGGATTTTGCGGGCGACTGGGGCTAGGT